CGGAAAACCATGTGCCAAACAACCAGGTCAAACAACCAAACCATATTGCCGTGATGCAGACGACCGAGCTGCAATGAGTAAGGATGAAAGAAATAAAGCAGCTGCTAAAAAACGTAAAGAAGATCCAAATCCAGATAGAAAAGGTAAAGCAAAAATGGTGACTCAGAATAATTCGTTTGAACCAGAAGCAAACGTTGTAGAAGAAGAGAAGAAAAAGAAAAGGGATGCCTGCTATCATAAGGTCAAGTCACGTTATTCTGTATGGCCTTCTG